AGATTCATATGAGCGGTTAAATAAACTTGCTAGCACGAATGCTATTTTATCTGAAGCCTGGTCTGGAATTATTAGACCATTGTTAGATAAAGCATACAACACTCCATTGCGAACTGTAAGAAAGCCTGGTGATTAATGACTCCTCCTAAGATAACTAAGGGCAGTCCAAGACCTCAGCGTAAAGACTATAAAACAGATGCTGAGTTTCTTAAGGCTATGGAGCAATGGAATACGCTTAATGTTGGTACCCCTACACAATCTTCTCCTACAGTTACTTCGCAAGGTGTTGTTGCTACCAATCCAGTAGAGTCAAGCGCACGTGTGCAGTCTGGCAAAGTAAGAACTGACTGGAATATATTTACAGATGGTGGACTTAACATTCAAGAGGGAGATGCAGAAGTAGGGCAAACGCCTTATGTAACTGCACGTCTTCCAGAATACGGCGAGAAAGAACCCACTCCTGTAGTTATTCTTCCTTCGGTAGACGGCAATGGATTCATTATTGTTCCCCGTGAAGAATTGCTGCAAACAATCATCAAAGACATACAGCGCAATCCTGGCAATGTAACATACTGGAAAAGCCAGTTAAAAGATTATTATAAATCTGATGATGCTTTTCAGCGTTCATTACGTGGCGGTCCTGTAACCGATAAAGATACAGAATTTTTATTTGCACTGCGTAGAGCATTAGGTGAGATTGGTGCTAATAACTTTTCTGCTGGTGCTGAAAACGTAAGAAGAAATCAGTTAAATGCTTCTGGCTTTTATGATATTAATTCTTGGCTTACGAGTAGAACGCCGCTTCCTGGTCGTCAGAGCACAAGCACTTCTACTAGAAATTTTACTCTAAAAGCAGATGCTATTGCTGACTTTATGCGTGAAGTGCAAGTACAAGTAGGAGACCCTAAACTTGTAGATAATGTTAAAGATTTAGCGGAAGCATATTGGGAAAAAGTACACGCTGAAGAATTAAAACGTATGGGTCAAAGCACTTCTGTTTATGACCCTATTACTGGCAAAACAGTAAGCACTAGCACTGGCTTTCAGATGCCATCAGAACAGTTACTTAAAGAATGGCGCATTAACTTTATCACCAAAGGCGCTATAGATAAAAATAAAGTTATTTCTACAGGTATTAGAAATGTAACTCCAATACAGTTACAAGATGCTGGCGGTGATTTAGGCGATAACTATACAAAATTAAAAGGTTACGCTTATGAATATGGTGTAAAGATTAGTGATGAAGAACTAAAGAATAAAGCAGCGGAAGCATCGCTTCCAGGTGGTTCTATAGATGAACAGAAAAGAAGTATTCAATTAGCATCACGCGCTACCTATAAAGCCTTGGCTCCTTATATAGAGGGTGGGTTAAAAGTTAAAGATGTTGCTAGCCAGTTTATGAAAATGAAAACTGATGAACTAGAACTTATGGATGGGGCTATAGATATTTTTGACCCAGATGTTCAGATGGCATTAAGTGGCGACAAATTGCCAGGTAGTAATGAATACTTAATGAAAGTTCGTGCTAATCCTAATTGGAGATTTACCGAGAAAGCCAATGAAGGGGCTGCTGGATTTATAGATACACTTCTTAAGATGTGGGGGAAGGTCGGTTAATGTCCAGATACTTAGAAGAAGATGATTATAAAAAAATGCTTAGAGGAGCAAAAAAATTACTTAAAGAAAAACAAACTCAATTAACATCTCTTGAGCAAACCTATGCAGCGCTGACAGAAAAACCATCTTTTACTTCCGCATCAAATCAAATTGTTTATGGAGAAGATTATCTTGATGCTTCTCCGACTGCTCCGACTCGTCCTGTCGTAAAAGTTCCTGCGGGTTCTACTGCAGCAATGCTTGCAGAAGAAGCAAAAGATGCTCTTGCTGCTAGAGCAAGCACTGCAACAAATCCTTTACTTAATGACCCTTATTACATTCGTGACCCTAAGACTGGTCTAAGCCCAGCACAGGTAGAAGCAAATAAAGCAGTAGCAGAAGCGGCTGCTGCAACTGGTATGCAGGTAACACCTGGCGTTACTGGACCACAAGCAACTGCTGATAGAGTTTCTACTACTCCAGTAAAAACAAGTGTAACAGATACTGAATTTCCTAAAGCAGGAACAATTCTTCGTTACCGCCCAGGTAGGGCTGGATTTAGAATTCCCGTAATTGCTGATGGTAAAGGTGGGGAATATGATGGTTCTGAAGAAAAAGACCCTGCTTTTAGTCCTGATGGTGACGGCAGCGGTGGTTTTGAATTTATAGAATACGAATACAGTAAAGACTTTAAAAAGCGTAGAGCAAAATCTTTTAACAAAAAAACTGGTCAATTTAGTTATGGTGAGTGGGAAGATGCTCCTATGTCTAAGGAAGACTATGATGCTGAACAAGCAAAAAAGATTGCAGAAGAAAGAGCCCTTAACGAAAAACGAGATGCATTTGCTCTTATAGAAGCCACAATGCGTTCATATGGATTTACAGAATCTGAACTAAAAGAACTAATTGATTATATTCAGACTGGTTTACTTAACCCTGCCTTGGGTGCAAATCAAATGGTTTTACAACTACGTCAATTAGCATCATATAAAGCACGCTTTGCTGGTAATGAAGAACGTAGAGCAAGAGGATTAAATGCTTTAGATGAATCTGACTATTTGCGTCAAGAAAATGCTTATTCTGAAACTTTTCGTCAGAATGGTCTTGGAAGATTTGTTACTCGTGGTCAATTTGCTAATCTTATTGGCAATGATATATCTAACACTGAATTAAGTAAACGTGTTAATTTAGGTGTTAATAGATTACAAAATGCTGACCCAGCAATTCTTGCTCAATTGCGTAAATACTATAACATAAATGATTCAGATGTTATTGCATATATTTTAAATCCTAAAGAAGTTCTTCCAGAACTAGAGGCTAAAACAACACAGGCTGAAATCGGTGCTACTGCAGCGCAGTATGGATTGAATGCTGATTTAGCCAGAGCAAAAGAACTTCAACAATACGGAGTTAATTTAGATGAAGCACGTATGGGTTATTCAAAGATAGCAGAAAGATTACCCCGTGCTACAACTCTTGCAGATATTTATAAACAAGCAGGAATTGATTACACTCAAACAACTGCAGAACAAGAAGAATTTAAAGGACTTGCTTCTGCTAAGCGTGCTCGTGAACGTTTGAAAGAACTAGAAATTGGCTCCTTTACTGGACAATCTGGTCTAGGCAAGACATCACTTAACCGACCTTCGGGCGGAAGAATATAGATTCCCGACGTGGACCGACCAGCCCCACGCGGTGTATAAGACTGGTAGCAAGAGCCAGCCTGTCAACCCCTGGACAGAACTGTGGCTTGCGACTAACTAACGATAGAAAGGGTGGTTGCTATGAGCAACAACTACTGGGATGAAGAAGACGACGAACAAGATACACCAGACCATCAACTGTCTGGCGATGACTTAGTTAAGAAACTAAGAAAAGCCAAGCGTGCTGATGAGAAGCGTATCAAGGAACTTTCCGAACAACTTGAAGGATTCCTCAAGGAGAAGAAGGAAAAGACCGTCGCAGAAGTCCTAGCAAAAAAGGGAGTAAACGCTAAGGCTGCAAGACTTATTTTGAAAGATGTGCAGGAAGCCACTGAGGAGTCTATTGACTCTTGGCTCCGTGATAACGGAGATTTAATTGGCTACAACCCACAGGTTCAGAATGAAGATACGCAGCAGAATCTTGCGACTTTGCGTCAGCAAGACATTCTTACCCAAGGCGGTATTGCTCCAGACAAAGCCGTAGATTTAGAGCGACAACTAGAAAATGCCGACTCTATTGATGATTTAATGAATCTTCTACGCAATTCCTAATCCGTTCATAGTCACTTGGAGGTGACAACTCAATGCCTAACGCATATACCGATACTGGTGCCTCCTCACTCGGAGGTTCCGTTGGTGGTGCAGGTCTAGTACAGAAGGCGTATGACCGTCTTCTAGAGTTTGCTCTCCGTTCAGAACCACTACTTCGTTCTGTCGCAGACAAGCGTCCTGCTCGCCAAGCATTCCCAGGTTCAACCGTTGTTCTACAACGCTACGTTGACCTTGACCCAAAGACCTCTACTCTATCTGAGACAACAGACCCAGATGCAGTAGCGCTCACAACCCCAACTTCCGTCACCATTACTCTTAATGAGTACGGTAACGCAGTTCTCGTAACCCGCGCTCTTGAGTTATTCTCACTCGCAGATGTAGACCCAGCAATTGCAAATATCATTGCATACAACCTTGCTGATTCTATTGATGATGTTGTGTCAACAACTCTTATTGGCGGAACAAATGTAATTTACGGTGGTGCTCGTACTTCTACAGCAACCATCACTGCATCTGACACGATTGACTCAGCAGACATCCGCAAGGCTGTTGCTAAGTTGCGTGCAAATAAGGCTAAGGCTCGCCGTGGTTCTTATTACTGGTGCGGTATTCACCCAGAAGTTTCACACGACCTTCGTGCAGAAACTGGAAATATGGGCTGGAACTTCGTCCACGCACAAACTGCACCTGCTGCAGACAAGATTTGGGCTGGCGAAATCGGAGACTACGAAGGTGCATTCTTCGTTGAATCTTCACGTATCCCATCTGCTAAGGATGGTGCAGACCAGACTGCTCTCGCTACAACCGCTGTAACTGTTGCAGGTACATCAGCAGGCTTCACCTTCGGTGTCGCTTCTTCTGCTGTTATTGCAACCCGTGCTGAGGTTGGCGACAAGATTGCTGGAACTGGTATTGCTTCAGGTGCAAAGATTACTGCAATCAGCACCTCTGGCTCAACCACAACCTTCACTGTAGACACAGCAAACACTGGTGCAGTTTCTGCAACCACAGTTGTAACTGTAACTCCAGTAACCCGTGTATTTGATACTCTCCTCTGCGGACAGCAAGCACTTGCTGAGGCTGTTGCAGAAGAACCACACATCGTTATCGGAAACGTAACCGATAAGTTGATGCGCTTCCGCCCAATGGGTTGGTACGGCGTACTCGGCTTTGCACGTTACCGTGAAGAAGCGTTGTATCGTATTGAAACTGGTTCTTCAATCGCTGCTCTCTAGTTGATTGACTCTGGGGGATAGGGCAACCTATCCCTTTGGGGTGAGTTCACTAGGAGGACTTATGACTAATTGGTTGTTTAAAACACCAACAGTAGAAGAAGGACCTGCTGGTCAATCTCGTCTATTTCATTTCTACAAGATAGACCGCGGTATAACTATTGTCAGAGATACCGATGGTGACTATGCACAGGTTCGTTATCTACAAGATAGTGACTATGCAACATATCCTGAGATTTATCAGGGTGGCTATAACCATACTGTAGATGATGCTACTAAAGCAGCGCTTATTGCTGGCAATGTAGGAGTAACAGAAAGTAACTTTACTGCACTATGAAGCACTGGGAATACCATCCAGAGTATGTAGATGGCTGCTTTGGATGCAAGGGGATGAGCGTTCAGATGAACGCAGGTGATGCTGATAGTCGGCGCAATATGCCGAATAAAGCATTTAACGCAGAATTGAATGCCTATAAAGAGGCTAGAGCCCAAGGCATTCAGCCAAATGGAACTTCTATGGCGAAGATTCAAGAGGCAGTCAAGGCTAGTGAAGTATTAGGTAAGCCGTATAACGGCAACAAGATGCCACCAGCCAAGTCAATTAACAAACAAACAGCAGCAGTGATGAAAGAAATAGGAGCATAACTATGCCAATGGT